GCGAAGCATTATCTAGTAATACTTTGAAAGCAATAAAGGCAACTACATCTACGTCTGGGAACTGAGAAAGAAACAAAGCAGAGACAGCTTTGACTCCTACCTTACCGCTAAGACTTTCATCTATATGATCTTGTATTGCTTTGCTTAACTTCTGTAGTCCTGACTCTATGATGTTGCGAGCATAATAGTTCTCGGACTCCCTGCCCTTCTCTATGTTTTTGTTTTGTTTACTGATCTTGTTATAGGCTGAGATGCTAGAGATACTTTGCTCTAGCTCTAGTTGTTTTTTACTAGGCTCAATCATTCAATACTCCGACCACACTATGAAGTGCTTTTGGTGCAAGGTGAGCATAGATCATGGTGTTCTCTATGTCCTCATGCCCTAGCCAATCCTTGACCAGTAGTATCGGAACTCCTTTTTGTACTAGCCTTGATGCACAGGTATGTCGGCATAGGTGTATGGTATAAAACTTCTTATCGGCATAGCCTAACTCCTTCCTAGCCTTCTGCCAGATAGCATTTAGTTCAGAGTAGTTGAGAGTAAATAATCTATCAAAGTCTTTTACTTCTCTGTAGTATCTTCTGATTATTGATTGCACTCTATTGGTCATAGGTACAGCTACAGCTTGATCGTTCTTTCTATCGTTAAAGTTGATTTGATTATTGTCAAAGTCAACAAATCTTTTTTCTAATCCTAGTAGCTCATTGACTCTACACCCTAAGTCTATTAGACATTCGACAATATCTTTTGCTTCTCGGTTTCTCTGCATACAGTTCAACCAACTAAGAAGCTCCCTCTCCATATCCTCAGTTAGGTAATGCACCTTACTGTTCTTTGTTGGTCTAGGTTTTGGCATCTTAATCATCTCAATGAATCCGTCTTCCTCCATCTCTTGAAGTACGACTCTCAAGTAGCCCATCTTTTGATTGACTACAGCATTACTATTCTTGCGTTCTTGCTTAAGAATATCCATCATCTTGTTAACCATAGGTCTAGTAATTTTATTTACTGGCAGGTCGCCAAGTGCTTTGATATTGTGCTTCATTCCTATCAAGAAATTAGTAGCAGATTTAGTTCCGTTCTTTCTCCTTCTGTAAACAACTCTAGTTGCTTCAGAAAGTGTAGGTATTTTAGTTTTCATGGTGGCTCAAAGGTAAGTTTATTAGTTGTTGGTAAGGTCTTCAATCATTTGTTTGAAGCCTTCCATTCCGTAGTCTTGAGTACGGATTTCATAGGTAGAATATTTATTCCCACAAACAAGACAAGTCCGACTCCTCCAAATAAAAGGAATCGAACTATCTTTACTGTCTATGTTGTGACCTCTAGTGGATAGCCTAGTTCGAGTATTGTTTACTTGATTGTCTAGGCTACCGCATTTAGTACACTTCATTGTTTTGTTTTTTTAACTACTGTTCTTTCGCTTAAAGTATCAGGTGACATTGTAAGAGCTACTTCAATAGCTTCTTCTCTTGTGTCTGCTTCTACTTCTTTGTAGGTAGTAATGTAATTAACAACTACAAATTTTTTCACAAATCTTCCTCCCAGAATTTAATTAGTTTTTTTAATTCAGCTATACGCTTTTCAGCTACAGCTTTTTTCTCAGCTTTTCGTATGCTTATTTGTTTCAGCATGACCTGAGTTTCTTCGTTAATCTCTTCCATAAAGTTCATACCTCCTCCGTTTTGATTTGGTTAATAGTTTTAATAATTTCTTTTTTGTAATACTCAATAGTTTCATCTAATAAAAGATTGCCCTCTGAATCAGAGGGCGGAAAGATAGTAAAGTTTCTATCGGTAAGTTTTGTAGCTCTATGTAAGATACAATCAAGCTCCCAAAGTGTGGCAGTTTTTGATCTAGGCACTAGTAACTCCTACTTGTATTTGTAGTTCGTCAGCTAAATCTTTAAACCAAGTTTCACAATTAAAACCCATTTGTTGAATCTTGTAAGACTCAAAAGGAACGTGTAAGCCTAGCCCAGAGAGCCAGTACTCAACGCTTTTGTAGGGTTCCGATTCATACCTACCAACAGTAGCTTTATAAAGCTTAAAAGCCCAGTCAAACTTCTGTTGCTCAGTCCAATCTTTCCAATGACTGTTATCAAGTCCGTTGTAAAACTCTTGAGAGTCAAGTGTTTTATCTATTGAAGTTAATAAAACTTCTTTTAAAGAATCCATTTGTGGCTCCGTTTGTGGTTGTTTTAATTAGCTATGAATAAACATAACTAAATACAGTATGATTTAAGACATAAAAAAAGTCAACCCCTAAACCGCCAATAGGTAAGTTTATTAGGGTTGACTTTGGTGTTTACTAAACGTCTTTATCTTCTATTATTAGCTGGCCTACTGTACTTCCGTTACTATCTCTTAATGGTTTTTCTATTGGCATAGAATCTTCATTAATGATTGCATCTCTTGAGTAGTCAGATAAGTCTTTAAAGATACGACTAATTTCGGGTGCTGCATTGTCTTCAAACATTGCATTGTCTAAGTTGATAGACATTCTTAAGTTTGCCATTGTGGTTCAATGATAAGGTTTACAAGTGAAAGGTTGAGAGCCTTTCAAGGTAGGCTAGAAAGCCCACCTAGAAAGAATCTTTAAACGTAATCTATCAAAACATATTCTCTAGTAAGTTGATGTTTAAAAGCTAGTTTAAAATCATCAGTAACATACATGAACATATAATCATTAAGATTACAAGACACTTTGTTAACTGTTTTTTTAGCAACTTCAAAGGCTAGCTCATGGCCTTCTGAATTACAAGTCAAAGTATGATTTAAAGATTTAATAATTAATTCTTTAAGGTTTAAATGTGTCATGCTTCCATGACTAGCAAAGTGTGAATAATCCTCAAAAAATTGACCTCTTAAATGTTCATCAGGTCTTGACTTGTAGTGTGCTGAAATAGGCATGGTTTGTGGTTCCTAAAAGGTAAGTTTATTAAGAAAGGTTGAGAGCCTTTCAGAGAGGGCTAGAAAGCCCTCTAAGAAAGAATCTGTTTACTGTTCACCTATTATCATGTCAGCAGCTTTGACAGCATTACTAAATACTTTCATAAGTGCTTGAGATGGTGACTTGCTGTTCTTAACAGCCTTTGCCCACCCTGATAAATAAGCTGCATGGTTCTGAGTATTACAAGTTATTTGAAGTCGATTAGATACCAACACTGCTGTAAACTCTGCTGTCATCTCTTCGAGTCCTCGATATGTACCATACTCATGAAACCATTTGCGATTAAGTCTATCTTTTGTGCCTGTACTATGAGCAAACTCATGAGCTAGGGTTGCTAGATAAGCTTCATCATTTACAAATGATTCTCTAGGTGGCATTACTACATAGTCTTCTGTGTAATATGCTTTGTCACCTCTATGCTTTACGCCATCTTTTAAATCTTTTGAATAGATCATAAGACGATCATAAGCATCTTTGCATCTTTCAGATAATGGACGTTCTGACTTCTTACAGTCAGCTTTGAATGATTCAATAATTTTATCTAGTTTGCTTTGTGCTTTGTCATCAAGTCCGACTAAGTCAGAGATATTAAAAACACTAGCACCCTTAAAAGTAACTTTCATGATAAATTCTTGATTTCCTTCTTTGTCTAATTTAGGGCTGCCATCTTCATTTTTAAGATCAATCTTAATAGGATTAGGTCTTAAAATTTTGGCTGCTTTGCTGCCTTTTTTAGGTATGCAATTCAAGTCTTTTTTAGCCTGTCCATATCCAACCCATAAAGGCAATTCCTGACCCCTCAATGTTTGATACATTTGTAGGATTATTGGATTTGCACCTGAATAGGCATGACCAGTTAAAAAGTTGATATGCCCTTGAGATTGTGAAGAAGTCCATTCTTTTGTCCATACATTGTCTAGTTGCTTGTTATCCAATAGCTCCATAAAATCTGCAAGGATTGCATCTTCTATTTTTACTGTTGTTTTTTTTGAAGTGAAAGTCATTTGTGGTTCAATGGTTAGTTTTGAATAGAGTCTTAAGGACTCTTTAGAGCCTATCAGGTAAGCTCTAAGGAATCATTAAAGAATTTCAATCTGGTTGTCAACGTATTCTTTAGTTCGTTTGTAAACTATGTCATAGTCTGCATAGCCCATAGATTCGTCATAATCCATATTGAATTGTTCCCAGAAAAAGTCCCAATATTCAGAACTTGAAACTTTAGTTTTTTGATAGTCCATTGTGGCTCCTTAAGTTGTGCGGTCGGTTGTGCCGCTTAATAATAATATTAATATATATATTACTGTTTTGGTTAGATTGATTTATTGATTCCTTGTAATCCCTTAGTATCACTAATAGAATCCATCTTAACATTCTGTAACAATACCCTCCCTATCGATAATATGAAAAGATATACCCCTATAACTAAAAATTAGCCCAGAATCACCCCAAATAATATAAGATATATTATGAGATTCTAGTTATATCAATGGATTTGCTTGTCTGTTGCTATCTTTTTGTAATTTTTGTAAGGGTTGAGGGGTAATTTTTTATTTTTATATACGTATAACCCCTTCAAATTTTTGTTCCTAATTTTTTTTGGGGTAGGAATCATGCAGCAGCAGGTCAAGGGTCCTCCCCCCTAGTGGAATCCTAAGTGTATTCTTAGTGTAATCTTAGTGAGTAGAAGTTGTTCTTTCTCCTATAGTGGTCCCTAATAGAAATCTTTAAGGAAACCTTCGTCAGATACGTTGGTATTTCTTATTTGTTGAGGGTTCATACCCATAGCAGTTTGAGATATGGTGTTATTAAACATAGAGTTCCAGTTATCTGTGTGTATTGATAGTAGTTCTTCTTTTCTTTTGGATATGTTTAGGTCTTCATTTTGAGCCATATAGTCTGTCCAGTAAGCAACTGCACCTGCTAGGGAGTCAACAAGGTCATCATGTACAAGGGAACCTCTGTGGCGAGAGATACGAGACAGTTGATAGACAAGTTGAAGCTTTAATCTTCTTTCTGGTGTCTCTTGAGGGTTGGAACGGAAGTCTTTTTCTATCACTTTACGATCTATTATCAGGCGATGAGAGTTCATTACAGGTTCTAATGTGTCGATTATTCTTAGTTCTTTGGTCTTATTGTTTCTAACGTCTTCAACTTGGCATGGGTGGAACCGCATTAGGAAAGGTTTTAGGAGTTCAGCGAACATACCACCACCAAAGTTTTGTTCAACGAGTATTTGATTTATGTTATTGTCTCTGGCAATCTTACTAATCTTCTCTAGAACGGCATCTGAGTAGCCTCCAGACAGCCCTAAACACTCTGTAACGTATAAATTACCATTAAGCATCTTAACGCAGCTTATAGCGGTCTGATCTTTACCCTTACCAGAGGGGTCAACAAACATAACTGACCCTGTATATTCTATAAAGTCACCAAATTCTTGGGCTGGTCGGTAGAATCTATCGCCATTAAAGCCTACACATTGCAAATCGGTGATGACATATTCGGGATTATTAGACCAGATAATTTTTTCTGGTGCAAATTCTTTATTTACAGAAGCGATTACTAGGTCGTTTATTTTTAAAGGGTATCTATCTTGATCTGATAGGGTTGTATCTAGTTGAAACTGTAGATTGAAGCCAGAACGACCATAGGAAGCTTCACGTTCCATTAGATCCTGTGCAGAGAACCTTATAGGGTCTACAGGATCATTAGGCTTTACAAGCCCTTCTAGGAGTTCTTTCTGGATTTTAGGAGCAAGTCTATCTCCATAGTTGTTTTTTAGTTGTGGGTATCTAGCAGTCCATATTCTTGTCTCATATCCTCTTTCTTCTAGTGTGAGATACACAGAGTTTTCTACTTGTGGTGTACCAAGAAAGGTAATCTTTCCGTTTGGTTTTAATATCGCTTCAAATTCTTTTACAGCTTCACTAAGTTTATCTCTCATGGGCTGTGTATAGGAGTTATTAGGAACTTCTACGTCATCAGCTATAACTTCATCTGCTCTAGCTCCTGACATCTGCCCTAAGACCCCTCTAGAAGAGCATGAGGGAGCATGATCGGCTTGTGCAGGTTTTACATCAAAACTTACCTTACTGTTTCTCTGGTCGTCTCTAGGTATCAAATCAGCTAATATTGGCATCTCATTGATAAGACGCATGGTAAATGTAGTAAAGTTATCGGCTCTATCTTTACTAGCAGATACGACCAAAAACTTTAGCTGTGGATTCATACGAAGTCTCCACACTACATAGGTAGATGTAATCCAACTTTTACCTACACCACGAAATCCCTGTATGATTTTACGTCTTGCACCATATTGTAGATATTCAGCTATGTCTAACTGAACAGGTGTAGGGTCTGGTAGGTTTAGATGTCTCCAAGTAACGATTAAGAAATATCTAAAGTC